TTCTCGCCAACCTTTCTCGGTTGTTCTTACTTGCCCACTCCAAGTTAAAGTGTACTCGTGAGCATATACTTCTTCGTATAGCTTACCCCCTCTTTGGGCAACCCTACCAGTAGAACTACCGATAGTTCTTTTTATCAAAGCTCCNTCGTTATCTTTCTCTGTCATGTTTCTTCTCCTACATCAAATTTATACAAATTATCTATTAACTTATCCTCGAAATTATCAAGAAGTTCCTCAGTAGTTATCTCAAGAACTTCTATGATTAAGTCGGGGTCGTACTCTAAGATTATCTTCTCCTTGATTTCTTCCAGAGTNAGTGTCATGGTTAGGCACTTCTTATCTCAGGAATGAGAATCTTCTTACAACTCCTAGCTCTTGGGTACGAATTACAATCTAAACAATGGTATCTGTCATAGATTCTAGTGTGAGCAATAACCTCTCCTTTGTACCTCAAGTTCTTTGAACCACAGTATGAACAACATTTCTCTGTCTTGTTCAATAAGTTCAAGTTCGGGTGGTTTACAACCAAAGGTCTTATCTTTAAGTAGGCTTGTTCTAAAACAAGAACATCATATTTACAATGGTCTCTCACATACTTAATAGCAGCCTTGTTTCCCGCTATTGCTCGTCTCCAAGTCTTAGGTTCAAGAGTTGTCTTAGCATCTGGTAACTCTAGGAACGCTTGTACTGTAGCTAACCTATTATTATTTAAACACATCTTATATCTAGCTGTTCTCCAACCATCTATGTGAGGTGTGTTCGGCATGGTTGGTAGTCCGTGGTCTAATAACCTAGACTGTATAAAAGGTACATCAAATCTAATACCATACCATGTAATCCACGCGTCTGCATCAGACAGTATCTTAGATATGTCTTTACATAACAGGTAGTCATTAGTAGGGTCTTTCTTAAATGCTGACGGATAGTCAGATATGCTAAGAACCTTAGTTCTTTTGCTTCCCAACTCTTTATAACCAAAGCAAAGAATGTGTCCAAAGTTTGCTTTTAAGTTTGTTGTTTCTATGTCAAATACAATGATTCCTGACATTACGTCCACTCCTCTGGAATAGAGTATATTGCGTACTCGATGCCTTGTTGTATGCACCAATCGCTATACCTTTTCTTCCTAGTTTTAGTTAAATAATTATCTTGCATAAAAACAATCCTTAAATCTTTGNTTGGATTGGATTTTATNACTGCTTTTATTTTAGTTCTCATCTTAGGAGTAAAGTTTCCTTTCGCTTCTACCACTACTCCAGATGGTAAGAAAAAATCAGGAGTGTATATACGAGTCTCATACACCTCTCCACTCCCGCAAGCAGAACAAGTAGCGTTATAAGGTTTTATTTTATATTGCCACTTCTCCGTTTCGTATGAGAACTTAACTTTCAGTTTGGTCAATTCTTTACCAAGCCGAACTTCAAATTTACTCTTACCTTTAAACTTCACGTTCTTCAACGTCCAGAAAGTCTATTTTGTTACAGTTTAGTATTGTATGGATAGCTTCTGTGCTACCAGACCAGAATCCAACAACGCCTATACCCACTTCTGGCATAGGTATAAANCCAGAACAAATAATCTGTATGGTTTTACCAGAACTAAATACAGCNTTTATATTATATTCTGGTAGAACATCTGATACTTCTTCTTCTTCTGGTTTTGGAAAATTTAAAAGTTTAAATTTGGAGTCCACATTTCCTTGTTCTTTCTCCTTATCCATAATAGTCTCCCATTGTTTATTAAATCTTCTTTAGTCAATCCTGCTCGTTCATATTGTTCAACAGCAACTTTTAATAATTCTTCTTCTTCCTCTATACCATCTAAAAGAACAGATGCTTTCTTATTACCTATACCCCTAATACCTTGTATGTTATCTACTCTATCTCCAGTAAGTAGTTGGATATAAAAAGATTTTATAGCTTGTTTCTCTGATATGTCGTAGGGTTCTTTGTCCTTAGTCCAATTATAATGCAATCCCCTAATCATATCTAAGTCTTTATCCTTAGTACAAATAACTGTATCTCCGTAAGGTCTTGATGACTGCTCAATACCCATAGCATCNTCAGCTTCCTCTCCGTTAGTAATTATAGTATTATAATTTTCTAATAGAAACTGTATAATCTCTTTGTATTGAGTAGGCTTATGATTCTTATCTCTATTACCCTTATACTTTAAGGGAGAGGGTACGTCATTTCTAAAGTTTGTCTTTCCTGTTAAATAAATTACCAACTGTTTTGAATCTGTCTCTTTTAAAATTTTATTTAAAACTAACTTGACATTGTGTAAGGTGTGAGATAACGGACTAGATGTATATTTTAATTCTAGTTCTTCTTTATCTAATCCATTATCATCACAGTATTCCTNTGCTTCTTTAGCGTAGGAAAATATAGTTCCGTCAGGACAATGCCACTCTCGTACATCAGATGCAAAACCACAACTATATACTATAATATCTCCGTCAACTAAAGCACTTCTAGGCATTATGACTCCATTAAATCCTTAATATCGTCTCCAGAAGTGTAGTATTCTATCTTACGAGCTAAGTCTAAAACAGAATCCGAGTCTAACTGAACTTCCACACCCGCCTTAGACATAGAAGATAACAATTCCGTTGATGCACTAACAGCGTGTCTCCTAATAATACTACGCTCTTTATCTGTAGAGCCTATTGGAAAAGCTACCATTTTTTTCTCTCCTGTCTTTTCGTCTTTAACTTCTGTTCCACTAAGAACTTCAATAGTTCCCTCTATATTCTTATANACTCTACCGCCAGATTCCTTTTCCTTTACTTTGAATTTAACAGTATCTTTGTACCTAGCATCGTGTTGTGCTAAGAAAGAATTGTACCATTCTCCGTCAATTTTAAATCCTTTTTGGTTCTTTGANACAGACTCTAAAACACCCTCTACTTCATACACTGCNCTCATATCTAAACTCCTTTATCTAATATAATTTTATAATACACCCATATTATACCACTATATATAGGGGGTGTCAACCTTTTTCATACAATCCCAACTTCCACCTGATTTTATCTCTATTTCTAGCGGAACTGGTAGCTCTATGTTATACCTACTCTTTAGTATCTGCGTTGTTCTATCCACCATTGCCCATTTAAGAGCCTTACAAGCGTTTGTATGCTGTTCTTCTACAACGTCTAACATTATATTGTCGTGTATGGTGTTGATAATACACATATCAGTATCAAACCACAACTTATAAGCCAAAGCNCCTAGAGCTATCTTCATTATGTCGGTAGCTACTGACTGTACTGGATAATTTTTTATTTCCGTAGGAGAAAAAGCTGTTTCTCCTTTCTTATATTTAGAGTCATAATCTTTGAATACTAATTTTCTTCCTGTTATAGTACGCATTTCGCATTGGTNTCTAGGTAAACCCATTGGGGTTCTTTCTCCCTGATGGTCACAGCGTGTATCTACATGACTTCGCAAGTCTCCATGCCATTTCCAAACATCTTCATATCTATCAAAGAAGTTATGTATAAACTCTTTGGCTACTTTTTGTGGTATCTTATTTATCTCAGCCATAGTTTTTGCACCCGCACCATACTGTAGCTGAAAGCTAAGAGTCTTTGCTAGTCTCCTTTGCTTCGGAGTAACATCATATTCTTTTATGTTATATAACTCAGAAGCTCTCATGGTGTGTAAATCTCTACCACTTTTTAAATCTTTTATAAGCATAGCATCTTCTGACAGCAGAGCAAGTACGTTTATCTCTAGTTGAGAATAATCTGCTTCAACTAAAAGACCAAACTCTCTCCTACTTTTAAAACACTCTCTTATACTAGACATCTTTTTTAAGTTCCATATCTATAAGTATATTAATATATTCTCTAGCTTTATGTAAGTCNTCAAGACCACCCTTGTATCTCCACCGCATAACGTATTTTATAACATTACCCTCTGCGTATGGTATCTCATTCTCTATCATAAATTGTACTGGTTGTATCTTCCACTTAGTATAGTGTTGTGGCTCTTTTATATTATCTGGATTCATCACTTATCCTCCTGTTCGCCAAGCTGTTGTTCTAACTCTAAGTCTATTTGATGCCACCACTCAGCATCTTGTTGGTCTTGTATGTCTTGATAAAATTTATCTTGGTCTAACATTTCTTTTACGTCTTTGCTGTTATGTTTTGTAGATTTGGGTTTCTGCATGATAATCTCCCTGTTGGAGTCTCGACATGATTAAACGTAGGGTGTAGTAATCCGTCTGCCCAACAAACTTTAGTTAATCCAGTTAGGTATGTATCTCTTTCTTTTCTAGCTTCTCTGTGTTCTTGGATAAGAGAAACAAATTTGGAAGTTTCTCTCACACTACCAAAAGTATCTAATATTTCTTGTAACACCTCATCAGATGTAAAGAATACACCTGATTTTTTAGATTTCCACTTATCGTTAGCAACATACATAGGTTTAAGTTCCTTAGTAAATTCCATATTCTTATATTTAATAGCACCTTTCTTTAGACCAGACTTGTAAACTACTACGTCTCCATTTTCATCATTTACTATCTTAGCTTCTTTCCACTTTAATACTCCACCAAAAAGCATAGCAGATACTTGGTC